CAAGGGCACCTGGTCGGTCGTGGCCGACCCGGCCCATTCCGGCAAGCGGGCGATCGCCTCGACCATCGACACCAAGAGCGGATCGGCCGGCGTCCGCTGGCCCTATCGCGTGCTGCCAGCCCAGCCGGGCGGCACGATGCCCGCGAGCGGCGTCGGCAAGCCGGCCCAATCGCTGCCAACCGCGGCGTATTACTCGTTTTGGTTCCGCTTCAAGGCCCCGTTCGGCAAAGACCCGGCCTGGTACATGCTCCAGCAGTGGAAGACGGCCGGCAAGCAAGCCGGCTGGAGCGATCCGGTCTGGAGCGTGAACCCGGTGAGGGACCTCGACGGCAAGCACCGGCTCTCGTTGTGGTGCTTCGTCGGCTCGAACGGCAAATACAACAACAACGGCAACGGCTTCAGCGGCGTCAGCGCCCAGACGTTCGACCCGCTGGCGTGGAATCACGTCGAAACGTATTACCGGCACGCACGGGACAAGACGGGTGAGATCACGGTCTGGCTCAATGGCACGCTGGCGATCAGTCGCACGAACGTGATTACCGAATACGCCTATCCGATCCCGAGCGGTTGGGACTGGCGGCAATACGCGGTCAACGCTTACGGCGAGGGCGTGACGCCCAACCCGCACACGATGTACCTCGACGATGCGGCCGTCTCGACGATCCCGCTGGGGCACTGACAATTCACAAAGCCGCGACCGTTGGTCGGGGAGGAACAACATGCTCTATCACAGACAAGCAAAGAAGCGTGGTCGCAAGTTGGCGAGGATGCTCCGCGACTCGATCGCCTGGCGGGACGAACCTCTGGGCCCGATCCTAATCGGCACCTGCTGGTGGGAGATCGTCCCGCACGAGCCGCTCGACGGGATCACGGAATTGCGGAGGGGCGACTACGCCGTCACGATTCAGCCCTCGAAGCAACTGCCGGCAGTGCGAATGTTCGATCGCTGCCGGCTGTCGTTTCGGGGGGCCGACGTTTGGCTGCCGCTCATTCAGAGGCTCCGGCTCAAGAATGCGGTGCGGCTGTACATGGCGGTCCTGGCTACGTTGTAATCGCGGCGCGAACGGTCGCGTCCGTCGGTGCGGCCATTGCCGCGGGGAGAGGCGTAATGACGGTCGCGGAGTTCAAGTCGAAGGCGCACGAGGTGGTGCAGGAGGGAGTTGGCCAGTTGGTCACGACCCTAAAAGTATTCGGCGGCCTCGGCGTGACCGGGCTCGTGCTGTTTATTTTGTACGTCGTCATCACGCAGACAGGCCCCGAGCAGTTCAAGGCCTCCGATCAACGAATGCAACTGTCGATCGAGGCGCTTCGCCAATCCCACGAAAAGGTAGCCGAGCGAAACGCCGCAGCGTTCGAGAAGACTTTCGGCGAGCTATGCGTCGAAATGCAAAAAGACCGCGAGTCGATTAGCAGCGACAACGAGGCAATCCGCGACACGATCAGCAAGGAACTGCAAGAAGGGAACCGAACGCAGAAACGGCTGTTTGAGAGACTGATCGGGTTGCAGGTCGAGGAAATGAAAGAAACGTCGCCGCAGCCCGCGGCGCCCGCCACTCACTAAAGGAGAAATAAACGCCATGACTGATCAAGCCAACACCGAATCGTGCCCTTGCCCAGACGAGTTGCAACGAGAGGTGCAAACCGTCGTCGACGAGTCAGTCTCGCATCTCGCGGTCGGCGGCAGTGCCTCAAGCGGCGTCGCCAATTTGATCGCGCTCATCACCTCGTTGGTGGCGAAGTTTGGCGCGTTGATCCCGGCCGAAACGCTCAAGGCAATCGTGGGCACGGTGTTCGACAACACGGTGGCAAAACTTGATTGGCCTTTTGTGGACGGCGTCGACGAAGCCTCGCTCAAGCTGGCCACGCGGGCCATGCTCTTGAATCTGATCGACTCGCTACTCGTGCCGACGACGCAATCCAAGGTGGCACTCAACTCAGCTATGGCCAAGGCGGACGAGCTGCGGGCAAGTCTGCCGGCGTAGGCGGCTGCCTCTGCCCAGGACTGGGATTGATGATGCTGATAATCGGATGCGTTGTGGGAGGGATCGTAATTGGCGTCGTTGGCACTTTTATCTTCGTCGAGATAAGCGCGAACGTCGGCCGTTGGTAGTGGCATAACGATACGGGTTCCCCTTCTGTGTCGAGAAGTGGGGCCAGAAAGGTAGGAAGAGCATGCACGACGTGAATGGGCATCCGCTCAAGGTGGGCGACAAGGTATTGATCCCCGCCGAGATCACGGAATTGCAGAGTGGCGCGGAAGATTATTGCAACGTGTCCGTCGAGACAACGCTCGGACGTCGGCCGGATGGCAGCAAGGAACGAATCTCGGCGATCAACACCGGCGTGCTCGTCAAAGTCAGTGGCGGCGACGTGAGCCTGGGGCTTTAGGTTGAGCATTTTGTCGAGTCGGCCGTTGGTAGCAGAGAAGAGGAGCCCGTGTTTTGGATCGCACTAGAAGTTACGAAGTGGGTACTGATGGCGATCGGACTTTGGTACGTGCTCGTGATCTTGGGAGTGTTCGCGCTGTGTTGGTCCGAGGGGAAAACGCCCAAGCCGAAACCTATGAGTGATGACGACGCTGGCGAGGAATTGATCGACCAAATGGTCGACGGCCGCAATCAAGATTGGGATTAAATGTTGGCCTCAAGCGATCCGCTGAACCTCGTGCTCGTGACCGTCTGGTCGCTGGCGTGCTTCTCGGCCGGCACGTTCGGCTGGGTGGCCTACGTGTGGTGGAAGTGCAAGCCGAACGATTCGATCAGCAAGACGATCGCCCGCTGGTCGTTGCAACATCAGGACTTGTTTCGGATCGCCTTGCTCAGTGGCTTGATGGCCGGCTTTGCGATCGGGACCGTCACCGGTTTTTTCCTGGCGCATTTTACATGGCCTGTCGAGATCGTGGCTCCATGAGCGAAACAAAATCCAAACGCGACCAACCGAAACGCAAGCCGGCGAAGCGCCTGTTTTCGTTCAAGCGATTCATGGCCGAGCCGCTCACTGCGGAGCACAAACAAATGTTGAGCCAAGGCGACCCGCGATTCAGTCACAACTTCAACTCGCTCCTGGACGCGCCGCTGGGCGACGGCACGGCGCGAGACGCGATTCGACTGGGGTGAAGACATGACGACATTCGCACTGGTGATCGCTGGCATTTACGTGGTTGGTTTTTACCTGCTGTGGGGCTCGGTCGTGGTTCGGAGGTGCGATGAGCATCGTGCATGAAAAGCTGACTGCGTTCCTCGCCAGGCTTGACACGAACGATCGGCAGCGAGCCGTCGACGCGCTCGTGTCGTTTTATGACGAATACGTTACCTCGATCCCGCTCGTTCCGGATAAGTGGGGTAAGAAAACCGGTCGGCCGCATGTCGTGAAAGCTGTTGAAAAGCTGGTCGCGGACTGGTGTGGTCAACCGCCAGCGTCCGTCGGCGAGGCGATTGGCCAGATGCAGGCCGCTGTCTTCGGCGGCATCGCACAAGAAGGAGACTGATCGTGGACTCTCAAACCGTGGAATGGATCTTCGCCAACTGGCAAGACGTGGGCATTGGCGGCATCGTGCTGGCCCTCTTGTACAGCTACCGTCGCAAGCTGCTTTCCTTCGTGGGCAGTGGCACGTCGACCACCGCCAAGACGCCCGACGACGTGATGGGCGCGCACGTCGTGAATCTCTTCGCCATCCGCGGGCTGTTGAGCCAGGCGGGCAACGTCGAGGCCGTCGCTGCAATTGATGGGCTGGTGTTGCCCGGGCTGGGCAAGGCCCCCGACGCGATCAAAGCCCTCCAGGACAAAGAAGCTGCCGACGCTGCCGCCAAGAAAACCGCATGAAGCCCCTCGACAAAGCCCTCTGGGTCGCCCTGTTCGCCCTGGTGGCGCTGCGCGTCACGGGTGGCGGGTCGCTGGTCGGCCCGAGCGTGCCCGATCAACTGCGGATCGTGATCGTGCGGGAGAGCGGAGACACGACGGCCGAGCTCGCGCGGACGATCAACGCGCTGCGGAATGGCCCGGCCGCCGCGTACCTCAAATCGAAAAACCACCGGCTCGACGTGCTCGACGACGACGCGGTCGACGAGAACGGCAAGTCCGTGGTCGACCCGGCCTGGATCAGCGGCGTCGGCTTGCCGGTGATCGTGCTGTTGGACGGAAAGACGGGCAAGCTCGTCGATCATCAGCCATTGCCGCTCGACGCGGACGCGGTGCTGACCTGGTTGAAGAATAAAGGGGCATGACGACACTACTATGCGGTTTTCACTTCGCGAAATGATGGCCATGACTACCGGGTTTTGCCTCGGCCTCGGCGGCGCGTTGTGCGTCAACCAGATCGTGCCGGTTCACATTTTTGGACTTTGTGTTGCGGTCGGCGGGTTGGTCGCCGGGCTGACGCTTGGAATTGGATTGATCTCACTTTATTTCGGTTAACGAATGGCCAAGCGATCTTTCATCGACGTCGACTTTTCCCAGCAGCCGGAGTTCACATTCGGCGACCTGGGCGTCCGTGCGTTCGATGCGCGGAAGTTCGCCTCCTACGCCGACGAGGCTCCGGTCTACAGCCAGAAGGATTGGCCGGACATGGCCGGTGCAATGGCCAGAGCGGGTGGCGGGTGCTCGCAGCTCGTGACTCGGATCTACAATCAGAAGCAAGAGGGCTCGTGCGTCTCGAACGCTTGCTCGCAGGCCAACGAGATCGTCCAGGCCGTCCAGTTCGGCAAGGACCGCGTCGTGCACCTCTCGGCGATCTCGCTCTACAAGCGGATCGGCAGCTCGGCACAGAGTGGGGCCAGCGTCTCGGACGGGCTCGAGGAGATGGCCGACGAGGGCGTGCTGCCGCTCGACGACGAGGCCAACAAGGCCCGCTTCAAGCACACCATGCCGAACACCGGCTTCAAGACGCCGTATCCCGACGGCTGGGAAGAGACGGCCAGACAGTTCCGGGCGCACGAATGGCTCGTGGTGAACGCCGTCGACGAGCTCGTTAGCGCGCTCTTCAACCAGCAGCCGGTCGTCGTCGGGCGGAGCGGGCACAGCATCGTTTATGTGGAGCCACAATACGTGGATGGGAAGCTAGTCGTGTGTTACGCAAACTCGTGGTCGATGGACTGGGGGTCGCCGATGGCAGGATTCGATGGCGGCTTCGGATTTGATTCGGCAAAACTCATTCGGGCTTCGTCGAACTGGGCTTTTGCTTTGCGCTCCGTCGTCGTCCCGTCTTTCCAAGTGGCGAAGTGATCGCCTTTTCAAATGTCCAACCACAAACATCAATTCGAGAACACAACGTATCGAAGCTGATTCCGACCAGCTTTGCCCAATCAGTAAGGATCAGCGTTTTTCCGTCATGTGTATAGTACCGATTACTTTTCTGGTTTCGAGCCTGAACGTCCTTCGTCGCCCAGCGACAGTTGGCGGGATAGCCGTTCTGTTTGCATTCATCGCACTTGCCACAAGTGTAGCCTCCGCTCGATTCAATGCGATCGATGGAGTGCTCGGTCGTCGGGGCGTCTCCCATGTCGACGAGGAAAGCGTTACTGGAAGTTCGCCACCGCTCACAAACAAATACACCGACAGCGCCGTAACTCGGAAAGCTGATCGTTTTGGCGTTGTAGCAGCGAGAGAGCATCGTCTGCCAAATTCCGTACTCGCGCTTTTGAGACCATCCGTTTGTACATTTGCAGGGCTTGCCGACGAATCCTTTCAGACTGTGGGCATAGACGGGCCGCTCCAAACCACAGACGACGCAGCGGCACACCCAAAAACGTCTCGACTTGGTGTTTGTCTGCTGCATGTACGTCGACAGCAGCAGCAACGTACCAACGTGATCGCCGACTTGAAGATTCGCGGCGCAGAAGATAGCTTGAAGCTCAGCCATGATGCGACCTCCTCAGTAGGTTGCTTGTGGTCAGAGCCGCCAGGCGTTCACGCGCCTGTGCGGCTCGTTTCATTGTACGCCTGTACCCTGGCGGTGCAACCATGATCTTCGGCTACGTCCCACATACCGAACCGCTCAAGTGGCTCATTGCGATCAACGGCTCGAAGGAGTTCGCCGCGACGGTGGTTGAGACCGCTTGGATAAGCGGCAAGTACACCGTCGGCGAGATCCAGGCGATCGCCGAGGAATTTAGGATCGACGGCTGGACGCGCGAGACGTGGTGCAAGGGGACAACTGCGTGAAAGACGCCATCGACATCGTGATCTTGGGCGCCGCGGCCTGGTTCGGCCTGCTGGTGGGCGGCGCGCTGGTGAGCCGCGTGACGGAGGACGCCACGATGGAAGCCGAAGATAAATACCGAACCGTCGCCGACGACACAGTTGCCGACGACATTGAACAGAGCGAGCCGATGCGGCTGCCGCCCGTCGTGCCTGCTCCACAGTCACCGGCTCCGCGCGTGGCCCCTTCTCAACCGCCTGATCAGAGGGCCACGCCGGGGCCGGTTTCAAAGCCAACGAATCGCTGGGACCGCACGATGGCGGAGGCGATCACCGACGCGAACGCCCGCGGCGTCCCGGTGCTGGTGTTGTTCAGCGGACCGGGTTGCCCGAATTGCGAATTGGTCAAGCGGAACGTGCTGACCGACAAGGCAGTGCAGCGCGAGCTGGCCGACTACGCCGTGGTTGCGGTCGACGGCGAACGCGAGCCGCTCTTGGCCGACAAGTTCGAGGTGACTGAGTACCCGCTGGCGTTCCTGTATTTTCCGGCCAGCGGCGTGGCGCTGCCGTTCGTGCCGTCGACCGTCCCAAATCACTTTTTGACCGACCTGCGTTTCACCCTCAACCTCAAAGCAAAGGACTAGCCATGAAGCCGATTCGATTTGTCGCCGCTCTCGTCGCGGCCGTGATGATGATCGTCCAGCCGCCGTTCTCCCAGAGTGCCAGTGCCCAGTGCGCCAGTTGCCAGCGCGGCCAGCGATTCAATCGCACCCGCAACACAACCGCCGAGCAGTCGGCCGAACGCGACGGCGTGTTCGCCCGCCCTTTATTCGCGGGCCGCCCGCGGGATGGCGGATTGTTCCGCCGCGCGAGCTTCCGCAGCGGTGGATCGTCTGGCGGCACATACGAAGCGTCGTGTGGCCGGGCGAGCGAAGCGGGCTGTGGACAGGCTGCCGAGGCCGGCTGTGGCGCGCAAGGCGAGCCGGAAGACCCTGCGGACTATGGCGACTCGTCGTCGCGCGAGATTCACGTCGACCGGATCATCAATTCGCAAGCCGCCTGGCAGCCGCCGATACCGATCCGCGTCGAGCGGGTGCGACTGCCGCAGCAGTTGGCCGGGCCGGTGCGCGTGATCCGCATCGTCAAAATCGAACCGAGTTACATGCCGCCGATCGCCGCGGCGTTCTGATTCACCTTTCGCCGAGCCGGGTGGCGCGTCGACCGTCTTGTTTTCCGCCCGCAAAACAGCGCTCGGCGCGTCACCCATTTTTGCCAAGAGCCAGCCATGCCGATGCCCGACGCACAATTCGAGGCCGTCCAGGATCGCTACCGCGAAGGCATACGCGGCCACGCATTCAGCGGCTGGCGCGAGCGGGCCCTCGATCGCAACCGGTCGCGTGTCCACTTCGATCGCGGCTGGGAATTCATGCTCGTGCATCGGCCTGCGATGGCGACCGAGGCCGATCGGGAGTTGGCCAGCAGCACGCTCGCGGACTACTTGAAGGCGGAGCGAGACCGGACGGTCGCCAGCGAGAACGAGAAGTTCGGCTTCATCCCGATGTTCGTGTTTGCGATCGTCCTGAAAGTGATCGTCTCGATTCTGATCGACATGTGGCTGTTGCAAGCGAGCGAGACAACGAAATGAAACGATTCAAGGCTGTAGTTTTGGCGTGTTGTTTCGCCGCGTTCGCTGGCGACGCGCTCTTTGCACCCGTGCCGGCGTTCGGTCAGAGCGAGTCCCACGTAAACTTCGTGCCGGTCGGACCTGTACACCTGGTCAAACCCAACGGCTCAGTGCGCGCGTTTAAGCCGGGGGCGAACACGGATGCGGCGCGGGGTGCGGCGTTGCTGCAAGCTGTCGCGGCAGCCGTCGATGGCGATGTCCTGAAGCTGGGCCCGGGGACATTTCAGCTTGGACCGGATGATCCAAGTGTTGACTGTTCCGGTCTCGGAACGAAAACGGTGCATTTGATTGGCAGCGGCATGGATACAACGAGAATCGAACGTGTTACAGCGCCCGATTCACTGGGGGCGGCGGTGGTTCGAGCCGGAAATGCAGACTGGAGAATGTCACGGCTAACGATCGGTTACGGCAACCCTTATGACGGCGATAGCCCACCTATTTTGCCGCTGGGTGCTACGGATTGCAATGGCTTTCGGATCGACTCGTGCCGAATTCAGGGGCACGTCGACGCGGTTCTCTTTGGCAGCGGAATTGACGGGCTCTTTGAGTTCATCGACTGTGATATTTTCAGCAACTTCGACGCAATCATTTCCGGAACGTCTAGCGGCAGCCCCACGCTACGAATTGTCGGCTGTACGGTTTTGAGCGATGGCACCGCGGTTGGCGATGCCGTGAGCTGTGTTAAACCAGGCGCCGGGTTCGACGCGATCGAAATCATTGACTCTTCTCTTGTCGGCAGGGACGGCGGCGCGTCGTCGTCAGTCGTGGGGGTACAGATTAGTGCAGGGCAAGTTCTCACTCTTTTGGGATCGACGATCAGCACAGGTGGCGCTGGACTGACGCATAACGACATTGTCAACAGCAGCGGCACGGTCAACGTCGATGCGGCGACGCAATACGATCCGGCCAAAACAACTGGGACCATCACCAAGCTCCCGCTCTATGGCACCACCCCCACGACGACAGGCTTGGCGGCCGTCGGCGCGAGCGATGCCGCCGCATTGCGTAACGCGGCTGGGGCGACGACGGGTGTTTTCCCGGTGGCGAGCGGAGGCACTGGTGTTGGTACGCTGACGGGTATTGCCAAGGGCAACGGCACGGGTGCATTCACGGCCGCTGCAGCTGGCACGGATTATCAGGGCGTCGACGCCGAGCTCACGTCGATCGCCGGACTGACTTCGGCCGCCGATCGCGTGCCGTACTACACCGGCTCTGGCACAGCGGCACTGGCCACTTACACCGCAGCGGCCCGGGCGCTCGACGACGACGCCGACGCAGCGGCTCAGCGACGCACGCTCGGTATTGTCGTTCCCGTTCCAGTCACTACGGGCTCTGTGTTCAGCCCAGCCGATGGCGCGACGTATTTCTTCGGCCAGTTTTTGCAGGCTTCCAATTTCAGCACGTCGGCCACGTTCTTTCGCATTTACTTGCCGGCCGGCAGGATCGTCGGCTTCAAGGGGATGATTTACTCGGGCAACGGCAGCGCCTCGAACAACGCTTCGACGCTCTACGTGCGGATTAACAACACGACCGATAGCCAGGTTAGCGACGCGATCGTATTTCCGGCCACCGGAGCCACACCCGCAGTGATCGACGTGAGCGGTCTCACGATCGACATTGCGGCCGGAGACTACATCGAAATGAAGCTGGTCTGCCCGACCTGGGCGACCAACCCGACGAATGGTGCGATCCTCGGTTCGGTATTGTTTCAGCAATAGCTATGTCTAACGAGCTCCACCTTAACGACGCTTCGCTCACCGGCTCGACGCTGTACGTCGTGGTCTGGAACGAGGCGGGCCAGGCGTGGACGGGGGCCGCGTTCGCCACCTACACCACGACCCGCGCCGACTTCGACATTGCGGCCACGGAGATCAGCGGCACGGGCTATTGGCGGGTGAGCTTCCCGGGCACGGCCGGCTATCGACGGTGGGCTTGGTTTTTGCAGGCGGGCGGTGCGCCGAGCCACGCGGACGACGTCAAGCTGGTCGAAGGCACTGGCTATTGGGACGGCACGAACGTCGTGGCGCAGGGGAGCTTGTTGGGCAATGTCGGCGGCAGCGTCGGCTCGCTGGCCACGCAGGCCAAGGCGGACGTCAACGCCGAGGTCGATCAGGCGCTAGCTGATTACGATGCGCCTACCAACGCCGAAATGGTGGCCCGCACGCTGGCGGCAGCGAGCTACGCCACGGCCGCCGGCGTCCAGGCCGGGCTCGACGCGATCAACCAGTCGGCCTCGCGGCGAGTTCAGCTCACCGTGCTCGAACAATTCGAGAGGCCTGAGAGTGGCAGCACGGCATTCTCGATTCTGTTGCGGACGTTTGATGGCGACGGGGCCGACGTCAACGCCGATTCGACGCCGACACTCGCCGCGACGGGAAGCGTGAGCGGCAGCCTGGCGGCCAATCTCTCGGCGGCATCGAATCCGGGCGGCGTTACGGGTCTGTACCTGTGGACGTACACGGTCGCCAACAATGCCACGCTTGAGCAGATCGCTTGGAGTGCTTCGGCGACGATCGGAGGCAGCGCGTTCAGCATCCCGCGACTCTCGCTGGTCTGCGACTTCGTGGCAGCGACGTGGACCACGACGGACCGGTCGATGCTGGAAAACATCGCAGACCTGGCTACCCTTGCCGAAGCCTCTGCGACGAACGCTTCATTGCAAACGTCGGAAATCCAAATCACGCTCGGCACGCCGGCCGACACGATCGCGGCGGACATCGCCGCCAGCGGCGGTGGCCCGGATCTGACACCGACCGGTGAAGGAAATTACCAGACTTTTTTCAACAATGGCGGCGTGGTGGCGGCCGACACGATCGCCAACCTCACGGCTCCCAGACAAATCACGATTCAAGTTGGAAATTAGGATGGCAAGGTCACTAGGATGGCTACGGATGACGAACAGGTCGAACCACCGCGCGAGCCGGAGATTTTCTCCGACCCTCGGCATCGTCGCGCCGACGCGCGGATGTTCGCAAGCGCGGTCGAGAAGGGGTGGCTCAAAGACCGGTTCCCCACGCGAGCCACGAAGGGAGAGATCGAGCGTCAGTCTGCTGGGCGCGAGGCCGGTCGCACGGTGATCGAGCTGGCGATCATCGCAACCACCGAGTTGCTGGTGAGCGCCGATGAGCGATGTAAGGCAACGGGGGCCCGCGTGGCAGTCGCGATGGAACGATTGAACCAAGTCGATCAGTTGCACGCGCTCAAGAGTGGCAGTGACCCCTCGGTGCCGCAACCGACGACTCGGACGCCAGACCAAATAGTATTGCTGATGGACGGCACGATTCCACTACCCGAAAACAAAGCGAGTTAGTCATGCAGACGATTGAATTGATCGGCGAAAAGAGCGTTATTTCGATTGACTGCGCCGAGCCGGTGACGTCGGACGTCATCGCCCACAACGGCCTGATGTTCGTGCCGTCGAAGAAAAACAAGAGCCAGTGGAAGCTCGCCAACGTGAGCCAGAGCTACGAGCTCGGCAGATCGCGGCGGATTACGAACGCGCCGCCGGCCGAGGAGCCGGTCGGAGAAGCGCCCCCGACCGCACCGGAAACAAACGACCCAACTACAACCGACGATGTCGCGCAGAAAGCCGATGGCCAAGCCAACGACACCGCAGCAGTTTGAACACGCCAGCCGGCTGTCACGCGATCAAGCGATCGCCGACCTGCCGCGTGGCGCGCTCGTGATCGCACGGCGCACCGGATTGTCCGAAAGCACCGTGCGAAAGATTCTCAAGGGAACCATGCCGCGACCGGCTGACAAATGATCGCCACCGACGAACAACACGCTGCCGAACCGACGATCACCAATCGTTGGTTTCCGCTGCGCCATCATCCGGTGCAAAGCGCTGCCTGGCGAACGTCGGCTCGTTTCGTGACGTTGCCGTGCGGCAGGATGTCTGGCAAGAGCGAGCTGGCCAAAAGGCGCCTCGTGCGATTCCTGCCCGTCGATCTCGGCTGGCCGGTCACGCGCTATCGGTTCATCGCCCCGACCGGACCGCAGGCCAAGGAAATCGCTTGGAACGATCTCAAGAATTTGACGCCTCGCAGTTGGCTGCTCGGCTTGCCGCGGGAAACCGACATGTTGATCCGCTGCCAATTCGCCTCGCACATTGCCGAGCTGCGGGTGATTGGAATGGACCGGCCGCAACGTGCCGAGGGGAGCCCGCTTGACGGCGTGGTGTCGGACGAAAGCTCCGACCAGAAGTCGAACCTGGAGCTGTCGGTCCGCCCGGCGCTCGACGCTCGCAACGGCTGGTGGTGGCAGATCGGCATTCCCAAGCGGCAGGGAATTGGCGCGCGGAAGTATCGGGAGAATTGCGAACGCGGCATGGCGGGCGAAGCGGGCTGGGCCAACTACGCTTGGCCATCGTGGGACATCCTGCCGGCGGAAGTGATCGAAGCCGCGCGGCACGACATGGACGCGAAGGACTTCAACGAGCAGTACGGCGCCGTCTGGGAGTCGATCGGAGGGGCTGCCTTTCACGAGTTCGACGAACGGGTCCACGTCCGGCAGGTGCTCTACGATCCGATGCGGCCGATCCTCGTCGGCGCCGACTTCAACGTCGACCCGATGGCGTGGGTGCTCGGCCAGACGACGCCGGACGGCAAAGAGTTGCAAATCTTCGACGAGATTTGGCTCCGCGACACGAACACGATCAAGACGCTCGACGTGCTGTGGGGCCGCTACGGCTCGCAGCACAAGGGCGGCTGGGTGTTTCACGGCGACGCCTCGGGGCACAGCCGGCAAACTTCGGCATCCTACAGCGACTACGCGCACGTCATTTCCGACGCCCGCTACAAAGCGAAAACTCTCTGGCCAACCAGTCATCCGGCGATCAAGGACCGGCTGTCGAGCTGCAACGCGATGTTTCGCAACGCGGCCGGCGCCGTGCGGCTGCACATTGACCCGCGGTGCATCAATCTGATCGACGACCTGCGCAATCGCGGCTTGGACCGTAACGGCTTGCTCATCAACGCCGACAAGGACAGTGGTGGGCACGCCACCGACGCGCTCGGCTACTTGATCCACTATCGGTGGCCATCGACTCGGCTCGAGCCGCGGGGCTCGGCGCCGATCGGCATTTTCCACGGGAGCGATTGACGATGGCCACCGCCAAAACACCTGCGCAAGTCATCGTCGATTACACGACGGGCGAGCTCGAACCGTCGAGCAAGCTGACGTTCGCCAAGATCCGCAAGATGCGGCGCGACCCGACGATCGCGCTCTGCCGCCGGTTCGGACCAGCGCCGATCCTGGCGAGCACCTGGAGCGTCGAGGGCGACGACGAGGACCAGACGTTTTTCCTCGAAAGCCAGTTCCTCGCGCTACGCACGCCTTTCCTGCGGACTGCGCTCCTGGGCGAGTTCGACTTTGGCTGGAAGCCTTACGAGCTCGTGTTCGATCTGGCCGACTTCGAGTTTCCAGACGGCCGCGTGGAGAAGCTCAATGTCATCAAGAAGGTGAAGCCGCTCCGCAACGACGACACGAAGGCCCGTTACGACAAAGACACCGGCGATTTCCTCGGATTCTCCCACACCAGCCAGTACACTGGCGAGCAAATCTTCATCGACGCCGAGCATTCGCTGTTTGTCAACTTCGACGACGAAGGACTGGGCAACTACGCCGAAGGCACGATGCACGTCGTCGAAGCGGTCTACGATGCATGGAACGACGCGAACGACGGCGCAGCCCGGTACGACAAGAAGATGGCCGGCATGTTCCTGGTCGTGTACTACCCGGTCGGCGAGACGAAGTTCAAAGGCACCGTCACCGACAACGCGACGATCGCCGAGGAAATCATCAAGGCGATCAAATCGAGCGGGGCGGTTTCCATCCCCGTCGACGTGCAAGACCTCGTCAGCGATCTACAAAAGCACAGTTCCGGGTGGAAAATCGAGTTTCTCGACCCGCAGGCCAAGCAATCGTCGTTCGTCGACCGCCAAAAGTACCTCGACGCGCTCAAGGCCCGGGCGGCTGGGCTCCCCGAGCGGTCGATTCTCGAGGGTGAGTTCGGCACGAAGGCAGAGGCCGGCATTCACGCGAGCGCCGCACTGCTCACGATCCACCTCAAGCACGAGAACATCACCGAATTGATGAACGCTGGGCCGGTCAACCGGCTGCTCACGGCGAATTGGGGAAAGCCGGACACCGCCTGGCTCAAGGCAATGCCGCTCACCGACGAGAAGGCGGCCGTGTTCAAGGAAGTGCTGCTGGCGATGATGGCCGACGTCGCAGCAGGGCCGGACATTGCCGACAAGATCGACGCCGAGGCGCTGGTGAACGCCGTGGGGCTGCCGGTGCGGACGGCCGAACAGGGCGACGAGTTGCAGCCGACCGCCGCGACAGTTCCCATCGATCCAGCACAGCAGGCAACGCCACGATCCGTCTCGATCCAGGTAGCTTGAGGAAAGCATGGCACTTATTTCTATCAATTGGCTGGTAGCCGGCGTGCCGACGAACGCTTTTTCGGTCGAGTTCGGCGACTCGAGCGACGTGCCGGTCGGCACGTTCGGCGTGCGGCGCACCGACACCAGTCAAGAGCTGGTCATTGCCGGCGTCGCGCTCGACAATCCGGCCACCGGCGAGTATGAGTACGACGTCACGGAGCCGTCGACTGGCCTCATCTACGAGTATTGGGCGTCGGTCGTCGACGAAGAGGGCGATCCGCCAGTCGTGCTGCACGGCTACGTGACCGGCACGGGTGAAACCGGGATCACGAAGGTCTTGCAATTCGTCGCGGTGGCGGACGGTGCGCCGTTGGTGCTCTCGCCCGCGGCAAAGCTCTCCAACCCATCCGGCACGTTCGGCGTGCGGCGGATGGACACCGACGCACAGGTCGTCTCGGACGCGACCGCCTACACGCACCTGGGCGGCGGGCAGTACAACTACGGATTTCTGGCCACCGAAGGCGTCGACTATCGGTACTACGTCGAGGCGGTAGTCGGCAGCGTGACGTACCACCTGCCGCGCACGACGGCGCTCATCAGCTCGGCGGCGCTCGCCATCGGGCGGTATACCGACTCGCACCGGATCGAGACCACATTCGGCGTCGACAACGTGCACAAGTGGTGCTCGATCGACGATCACGACGACGCGGTCGACTACGCGCTGCGGATGTACCAGTTGATTGCCGCGGCCGAAGCGGAGATCGACGACGTGCTGCGCGGGAGCGCGGTGAGTGTTCCGCTCACCACGACCATCCCGTCGATCGTGACGGAGATCGCCACGGCGCTGGCCGCGGTGCGAATGTACGAGGCGCGGGGAGTCGTCGACTTCAACACCGAGACCGGCCAACCTCAGCATCGCTTGCAGTATCAAAAGAAAGAGGCGTGGAAGCGATTGGCCATGCTCAAGGCCGGACAGTTGCGGCTCGACGGCGAGACGGTCCAGCGGCATCCCGAGGTGGTGTGCGACGATGACTAACATCCGCGCGCAGGCACAAAAACAAGAACGGCAACTTCGCCAGCTTGAATCGCTCGGCGACAACGTCGTGCGCGCGTTCGTCGCCGACTTCCAGCGGCGGGCGATAGCAGCAGTCAAGAGCGGCGGCAAAGTAAAACTCACCGCCGCTGAGCGCGAGACGATCGTCGGTGAGTTGGCGGACCTGATGCTCTTGGGCTTCGTGCGTCGCTACCGGCAGGAGAAGCGCGAACTTGGCATCGAACTCTCGCTGTCGTTTTCGAAAGAAGTCTCGAAGCTGGCCAAGGGTTTTGACCTCGACCTCGGCAGCATCCGCGATTCGTTCGTCAAGGTCGCGCGGAAACGGACGGTCGAATCGGTCGTCTCGATCGAGACTCGGATCAACCAAGAACTGGCTCGCGTCACGGCCCGTCAACAGCCGACGGCGATCGCCACGCGCGAGATGCGTCGGCGGCTGTCGGAAATGGGGCTCGCGGCGCAGCGGCCGGCGCTCGTCGAGACGTTGGTCAGGACTCACGCTCAGATCGCCTACTCGGCGGCTCAAAGCAAGCTGGACAGCGACGATCCAGACGGCATCATTTGGGGTTACACTTTGTCGATCGTGGGTGACGACCGCACAAGCGACATTTGCATCCAACCGGGCGTCGACGGCTTCACCGCGCCGAAGGACGATCCGCTGTGGGACATTTGGACACCGCCGCTGCATTGGAATTGTCGCACGCAAAAAATCGCCATCACTCGCCCGGCGGAGAAAACCAAGCTGCCACGCGGCGCCAAGGTCGGCGACGGATTCGACTTCAATCCAGGGAAGCTCCTGGCTGCTTAGAAAGGACGCAAACCCATGCCCGCAAACAAGAAACGTGCTGTCCGCCGCGCCGAGAAATTTCGCGGCTGGCTCCTGCTGGACGGTAAGAACCGGCTGCTCTATCGGAAGGAAGTGATTTACGAGGGCGACTGGGGCAAGTTAAATTCTCGGGGAGATGGTATTGCGTTTGCGATTGCACGGGATACGCTGAGTCACTGGCAACAATCGCTGGCAGAAATGCGAGCGGCTGGAATCAAGAGTCCGTTCACCACGTCGCATGAAAATTGGGAGAGCACCGAAGATCGTCTAGGCGAAGTCATCAACGCCGAGGTCAGTGAAAACGACAACGGCAAGCCTTCGCTTTATCTGGACATTCTGTTCGACGACGAGAAATCTCGCGACATCGGTCTCAAGGGCGACGTCAGCATCGGTTCACCGCCCGTCTGGTACGACGGACGAAAACGCAAGTGGGTCTACCCGCTCCAGCACGTCGCAAGCACGAACGCTCCGGTAATCCCTGGCCTCGAAACTTGGCAAGCCATCGCCGCCGCTTTTGGCGAGCGCAAATCAAATAAGGGTTCCATCATGGACCTCGAAATGCTGATCGAACTCATGGGCCTCACCGACGCTGCCGCGACGGCCGAAAGCGACGACGAGAAAATCGGGCTCATCAAGGCGAAGATCGCCGAGTGGACCGGCGGCACGCCGAAGCCCGACGCCGAAGGCAATCCCAAGCCGGCCGCGGTTGCCGCGAGCCAAAGCACGCCGGCACCTGCCTCCGCTGCCACGTCGGCCGTCCCGCAGGCCAAGAAAGTCACCGTCGCCTTCAGCCACGCCCACCCGGTGCTGGTGAAGACGGTCCGCGACGCCCGCGTGGCGACGCTTGACGCCCTGGTCGCGCAGAACGTGATCTCGCCGGCCATCAAGAAAGAGCTGGTATTGTCGCACTGCACAGACGATGGAATCAAGCTCGAACTGTCGCACGCCGCGGACGATAGCGCCGGTGGCGCCGCCTTCGACGAAGCGATCAAGTTGGTGAAGCTCGTCGCCAAGGACAGACCGCTCAAGTCGAGCGGGCGATCTGCCGCCGGCGAGCAAACCGACGACCAGGTTCTCGAACTGTCGCACGGTCTCGAAGCCAACTCGTTCGAAAAGAGTTGCGAGAATCGTGCCAAGGAAATGGCTGGAGTTTAGTACCGAATCACTTTCAACAAAGGGCCGTGCGTCGATCGTGCGGCTGCTGAATCGGAGCTGGAGCCGGACTAATTACCCGGCGAGAAGGCTCAACACTTCGCTGCCCGTTGAGGGGTCGCGCGATAAGCGCTGGCCCCTTTTTATTTGCGCACCGCAGCGAGGTTGCCATGACGTCACCGATTCTCGAAAAGAAAAAGGTTGAGGATCTCATTCTGGCCGAATGGGACCAACGCTATTCGCGCCGCGACGCCACGCTGATCGGAGTCGGCGCGGCCGGCTCGCAGAATTTCGTCATCGGCCAGATTCTCAAAACCTCTTCGGCGAACTACACGCCGGCGGTAGCCGGAGACACGACGGGCGTCCACGCCGTGCTGCTCACGGACGTCACGGTACTCGACGACGCGACGGCGAAGGTGGCGATCCTGGTCAGCGGGCCCGTGATCGTCAACGGCAACGAACTGGTGTCGCCCGCCACGACCAATCTCGCCGCCCAAAAAACGGCGCTCGAAGCCCTCGGCATTCACATCGTCACCGAGCCGACAACGACCAGCGAAGGCGGCGCTTAGTCGGTCGCCGACAACACGTTCAATCGATTCGAAAAATTCCACTCTCATTTGTGAGACGAAGCCATGCTTGCACTAAACGCCATCGCCGCTTTCGGTCGCGGGAAGGCCAGTATCGCCTTCGGGACGCGAATCCGCGTGCTCGTGCCCGGCGATCCGCACGGGTTCACGTACCTGACGTTCGTGCGCTACACGGCCGCCGGCACGGCCCACACGCTCACGATGATGCGAGGTCAGACCCACGCCAAGGCCGCTGCCGCTGCCGCCGCTGCCGCCGTGGCGGTCGTGGTCGACACCGCCATGCTGGACGGGGCCGGCAACGCACTCGCCGCGAACGATCTCGTGGCCATCGAGCTCGACGACGGTTCGTGGCACCTCGGCATCGTCGACACGAGCGGCTGGGACGCTGGGACGAAGACGATCACGCTCACCTCCGGCACGGCGATTCCCGCCGGCCGCAGTGTGCTGCTCGGCGGAGCGGTCGTTTCCTACGGAATTGCCGGCGACGCGAACCACGCCAACTTCACGCTCACAGGCACGGCGAGCGTATCGTCGAACTTCCCGGCCGTGGCCAACGCCGGGCCGCTCTGCAAGAGCCCGTACCGCAACTCGCCGATCATCGTCGATTCGGACAACGCGACCGCGACCGGAACCATCGAGGGCGTCTCGGCAGTTTACGCACAGCGCTAACAGTTCGCGGAGTCGATCTCGCAACCAATTCACTTTCGCACGTTTTCACGGAGTCGGTTCCATGCCAAATATCCTCGACGTTTTCAACGGCGACGCCTACCAGACCGTGAGTCTGACCAAGGGCATACTGAAACTGCCGTACAAGCCGGGGCGGCTCGGGGCGAGCGGTTTGTTCCAGGTCGAAGGGATCGATACCTGGGCGGTGGCGCTGGAATACAAAGCGGGTAAGATCTCGCTGATCCCAACGTCGACCCGCGGGAGCGGCGCGGCGAGCGCTCTTCCGTCGGAGCGTGGCAAGCTCTACACGTTCAGCGTGCCACACCTCCAACTTGGCGGGTCGGTGACGGCCGCCGAGTGTGGGCGCCGCGAGTTCGGCAGTGCCGATCGCATCGAGTCGATCAACAAGATCATCCAGGACAAGGGCCTGCGGCTGCGCAACAATCACGAAGCCACGGCCGAGTATCATCGCATCGGCGCGATCCAGGGCAACATCAAGGACGCCGATGGCTCGACGAGCATCGTCAACCTGTTCACGACGTTCAGCATCAGCCAAGAGACGGTCGACTTCGCGCTCGACGACGACTTGACCGAGGTCAAGCTCAAGTGCGAAGCGGTTCGGCGGATCATCGAGGGCAAGCTCGGCGGCCGGACGCACTCTGGAATCGTGGCCCAAGTCGGCAACGGTTTCTGGGATTCGCTGATCATTCACCCGCAGGTCAAGAAAGCCTACGAACGAATGCAGGAGGGTAAATTCCTCCGCGAGAACCAACGCACGGCCATCGACGTCGCCGAGGTTCTATTCTGCGGGATCCTATTTCAGAATTACCGCGGCAAGATCGGCACCGTCGACTTCATCGCCAACGCCGAGGCCAACTTCTACCCGACCGGCGTGCAGGATTTGTTCATTGAGCACTACGGGCCGGCGAACTTCGTCGAGACGATTGGCACGACCGGCAAGCCGTTCTATCTGAAGCAAGAGCGGATGAAGTTCGACATGGGCGTCGAGCTCTACAGCCAATCGAATCCGTGCGTAATTTGCGCGGAGCCGGAGTTGCTGGTGAAGGGCACGACGGCGCTGGCGGCCGAAGTCGCAGCAGCGTAGTCCGCAAGCGAGCGGTGAATTGAATCAATGAGCCGCTGCCGTGTGATGCGGCAGCGGCTTTTTTGTTGGTGAGACGCATGGCGAACGCAATCACAGTTGATGTCGACGTGCCGGGCCTTGCTGGCATGGCACGCATGTTTGGCAACAAGAAGCTCGCTGATCGCATCGGTGCGGCCTGGTCGAAGATTTACACTTCTTGGACCCAACAGCGTTTCGTGCTGTTTAGCCGCGGCGGCGGCGATTGGCCTGGTCTCAGTCCATCGACGCTGAAAAAAAGACGGGGGAAGGCTGGGGCCGCCATCTTGCGCGATACCGGGCTATTGTTCGCCGCGCTCAATGGCATCGCGGGAAAGGTCTTCAACGTTGTCTGGGTTGCAGACGGACAGAGCAAGAGAGTCGGGCTCACGGCGACTCTGACCTCGTCGCAATCCTACCGAAATGGCCCAAGCATCGGGCAAGTTGCGAAGTATCACCAAGATGGCGGCGGCCGGCTGCCGCAGAGGGTGATTCTCGCCCAGATCGAACCGAATTACCAGATCGTCGACACCTCGCTATTGCAGCAGTTCGTGAACCCATTTTCCGAATCAATTTCTGCCGAACTGACCAGGGTCGCAAATGATCGAAGCGGTTACAACGCCTCGCTTCAAATGCGACGAGCGGCTTCCGTTTGCCTGGTTCAGGCACTCGTGGCGGGGGCCAAGCGCGGGCGAAATATCACCTCTCAATAAGCCAACATGGCCGTAACCCCGATCACCGCCGTTGCCATCCCGCACACGAATGCGGGTTACAACCTGACCGACAGCGCCGCGTTCACGACGCTCGGCGCCGGCTCGGGAAACGGCGTCGAGTTCGCATACGCGGACGCCGCGATCGTGGTGCTCAAGAACGATACCGGAGGTGCGGCGACGTTCACGCTCAAGGCGTCTCTCGGCAGCGGCTTCACCGCCTACGGGGCGGCGCTTACCAATCCGACCATTGCCGTGGCAACCGGCAAGACGTACCTGTTGCGCCTCGACGGCGTGTTCCGAGACAGCGCCGGCAAGGTCACGATCGAGTGCAGCGTCGCGGGGAAGGTGTTGGTGCTCACGCCATGATGAAAGACCCGCTCTCGCTGGCACAGGAAACGCTCGAGCGCTACTTCGAGCAATCGATCGGCATGCGCCGTGCGATGGGGCTGGCGATCAAGAACGTCGACGCCTACACGAAGGCCCGCGGCACGAAAGCTGTCGACGTCAATTCCGAGAGCGACACGCCGTCGATCCACCTCGTGCCAACTGCCATGCCGTCGAACATCAACTTCGCCAGCAATTGTTGTTCGCTCGACTACAACTTGCGCGTGATGATCAACACCGGAGACGTGCGGGTGGACTACAAACTGCTGCCTATTTGCTGGGCGATCTACGCAGCGATGGTTGCGGCAGTCGACGACAGCTCGCTCTTAGATTTGGCGTGGGAGGGGCAGCAGTTCATTAAGAACTTCACGCTCTCGAACACGCAATCGATCATCAGCGATCCGACGCAGAATCTTGGCATCGTGGGCTGGGTCGGGATTGTTGACCTTACGCTGCACATGATTTTCCCGCGAACGCTCGTTAAACAGTTCCACACGGGAGGCGCCTAGCCATGCCGATTTATAATGGAAAAAATGCGTACGTCGACGACGTTCCTTGCGTCCAAACCTGGTCGGCCTCGCTTGCGACGACTCATCAGCGGCACAGCTCGTCGTGCATCGCAGGCGCCACCAACTCGCCACCTGGCATCAAGAACTGGTCGGGCCAAATCACCGGCCTTGGTGACTTCCCATCAATCGTGATCCCGTCGCTGTCGCCGCTCACGTTCCTGGGCGTCATCAACAACACCGGCGGCTCGCTCAAGAGTCTCAACGGCAGCGTGTTCATCGAATCGCTCACGATCGACATCAATAAAGCCACCTACGCGCCGATCAGTTGGACGGCGACGTTCGGGGCGCATGGCGATCTCGTCGAAGCGGCCACCGGCGCTGCCGACTCGGTCGTCTCGGAAGCGCCCAACGGCAAAGACCTGGCGATCACGATCGTGGCGACGCCGATCACGCAGGCGATCCAGACGGCGCAGCTCGTCTTCCGCCGGCCGTCGACGACCTACGTCGACGCGGGGCTCACGTACCGGACGCCCGGCAACCTCGAAGCCGACATCAACTTTGCGGTGCTGGAGTCGGCGCTCGAAGTCGCTGCCTACGCGCCCAATGCGCTGTCGCTGGTGAAGATTTTCACGACGGCGACCAAGTATTGGGAGTTCTCGAAGATCCGCTTCGGCGGTAAATCGAACTTCGTCGTCGACCGCACGAGTAACAACGTGCTCGGCTACACCGTCAACGGCATGTGGAACGCGATCGAGGGCACGACGGAGGGGTGGATCGCGTTCTTCAACGGTTCGACCTACGAGACGGCGATTTACGGAACGGCACCCTAGTTAGCGAGCCAGCATGTCCCTGCCAGTCACGATTGAAGGTCAGAAGCTGTTCGTCACGCTCCCGTCGGCGACGGACCTCAACAATTTCCAGCAGCTTTTGCAGACGGAATATCGGCGGCGGATGTTCGCCGCGATGCCGACCGGCCTGCCAGACGACGAGTTCAAGCGCTGGATTCGCGTCATCAATGAAGAAGCCGCGGAGATCAACCCGTTCAAGAATCTACGCGCACTGGCGAATTCTGCCGACGGCGCAGCACTGTTTTACCACGCGCTCTTGCGCCACGAGAATCCGAACGTGACTCTCGACTTTGTCGCGGAGCTGGTGTCTCGCGGCGTCGAAGGCAAGCCGGCGGCGATGGAAGGCTTGCGCGAGATTCGGACAGCGTTCGAGTCGCTGCTGGAAGCAAAAAAAAACGACCAGCAGCCCAAACCGCCAGTCCCGGTGGAAACTCAGCCGACTCCGGGGCCTGCGACTTCCCCGCCGTCTACCGAAAGCTCACCGAGCGGTACGGGCTAACGCTCGGCGACATCGACCACATGCCGATCGACGTGCTCGAAGAGTACATCACCGGTAGCCAGCCCGACACGATTACTTTTGCCAACGAAGCACAGTTGATGCGATGGCTTCAGACGTCCAAGTAAAATTCGGCGGCGACTTTAACGAGCTCAAGCAATCGCTTGCAGCGATGGAGGGTCACGTCCAGAGTTGGGGCTCGAACATCCGCACGATCGCGGTTGGTGCGTTCGGCGTTTTTGCAGGCCGTGAGTTGATCCAGGCGGGCGTCGGGTTCGTCAATGCGGCCCGGGAGGCGGCGGAGGTCGACGCCAAGCTCGCGGCCGTCCTGGAGGCCACGGGACACGCCGCTGGCTTCACGGCCGATGAACTGGAGAAGATGGCGAAGGGCTTGCAGTCGATCACCAAGTTCGACGACGACGTGATCAAAGGCGCCCAGACGATCCTCGCCACGTTCACAAACATTCGCACAGACGAGTTCCAAAGGCCGACATGGCGACCATCATGGGTGGCGACGTGAAAAGTGCCGCCGAGCAGCTCGGCAAGGCTCTCGATGCGCCGATTCAGGGCATCATGCTATTGGGTCGCTCTGGTGTCAAGTTCACCGAACAGCAGCAGGAAATGATCGAGGCGATGGTCCGATCGGGCGACGTTATCGGTGCCCAAAACGCGATCATGGACAAGCTGGCGTCGAAGGTCGGTGGCGCAGCCGAAGCGGCCGGCAGTGCGGCTGGTGGTGGATTCGCCGAATTTGATCACGTCGTCAATGACATCAAGGAGGCGATCGGCGGCGGTCTCTTGGTCGTGATCGACGAGCTGCTGCCGAAGCTGGTCGACGGCGCCGATTTGGTGCTCGAATGGGCTGAGAGTTTCGAGGCAATGGGCCCGGCGATCGCGGACTCTGTTTCGCTATGGATGGGTCGCCTCGAATCTGCCGGTGAGTTGGCAGGCGCCGTGTTCGGATTCATGTTTGACATCGGGGCGGAGGCATTCACGGGCCTGCAAAAATTGGCCGTTGGCATGTTCACGGCCTTCGACGTCGGCTGGAAAAATCTGCCGGGGATCGCTTCGCTCGCCTGGGATTCCGTTCACCTTGCCGCCGTGACAGTGTTCGAGGATTTGACTTTCTTTTTCACCGACACGGCGCCGACGCTGTTCAACTTCTTTGCGGACAACTGGCGTGAAATCTTCACGGACATTGCTAACTTCACGGGCACCGTGCTCGAAAACATGTTCGACAATGTTGAGACGTTTTTCAAGGCCGTGTGGGAGTGGCTCAACGGCAACGAGGCTTCGTTCGAGTTCAAAGCATTGACGGAAGGCTTTGAGGCATCGCTCAAGGAACTACCGAAGATCGCCGAACGCGAACTCACTGGGTTGGAAAAAACTTTGCAGGGAAAAATCGGCTTGCAGGCGGCCGGCATCCTCGGAAATTTCCAGAGCGAGCTCGAAAAGAATCTGGCAGCCGCTGGACTGAGCGACGTGAATCGGCCATCTGGGCGCGCGCCAAAAGCGGAAGGCGCAGCCGCTACGAAGCGCGAGCGCGAGAACTTCGCACCGAAAGAGAGCGGCGGCGACAAAGACAAGGAATTCAAGTCCGAGTTCGAAGACCTCGGCAGTCTCTTCAAACGCATCCAGTCGTCGGCCGCGTCGGGCGGCTCGCCCGAGTTGAAGGCCGCCGAGAAAACGGCAGAGGCAACTGAAAAGACGGCAGCAGCGGCGGAAGAAACCAAGAACACGAACAAGGAGATCGCAGCAGAAATGCGAGCCTTCAATGCGCGGGTGAATTTCGGTGGGAACCCGGCTTTGGGGTAAATAAAAATGCCGACTTGGCTAACACCAACCAGTCCCGACCACGGCCTCGACGAGCCGGTCGAAATGCACCTCGGTCAGAGCGATTCGTTCTCGGACGATGCGTTCGAGACGACGGTCCAGCTCAAATGTCGCTGGGATCAGAAGATCGCGGTGATGAACAACATGCTGATCGGCCCCAGCGAGTGGCCGTACCTGCCGGGCCAAGGCATCTACGCCTCACGCGCGTCGAGCGTGCCGTTTCCAGGCGAGACCGGCACGCGCTCCGGCGCGGCGAATCAGTTCTATACCTATGACTTCGCGCTCGTGACCGTCGCCTTCGAGCCGCTGTCGATCTCGGGTGGCGAGAACCCCACGTTCTTTAGCGAGTCGATCGAGCCGTCGGCTGAATTCATCACGATTCCGCACACGAAGTTTGTTTGGGGGACAGGAATCGGAACCGATCTCAAGCCGGAAGAGGCACCCGGCAAGGTCCTGATCGGCTTCGATTACGTGGTTACTCTCTTCAACGTCGTGAGCGTGCCGAGCTGGGTGCTGACGCTGGTCGGTTGCTGCAACAGTGCAGCGGTGACGTCGCCCTCCCTGGGCTTCACATTTCCGCTGCAGACGCTGCTCTTCAATCCGCCGAAGATCAGCCGCACGGTGGCGCTCGGCGGCAGCAACCGCTATCAAATCTCGACGCGGTACACCTACCGACGCGACGGCTGGAACAAATTCTGGCGCGCTGAATCAAATCCGCCAGCATTTGAGAGCATGTATCACAAAGACCTCCCTGGCGACGTGATCTATCTCAATTATCCGACCGCCGACTTCTCCGGGGCGATTCCGTGATGGGTCTGAACAGCGACAACGTGCCGACGTTCAGCAAAGGCGAGAGCGTAGGCGCGCCAGAGTTTCGGCAAAAGCTGAATCAGCTCGGCGACGCGGCCCGCCGCAGCATCGGCCAGCCCGGGTCGTTCCAGTCGGGCGGCGTGAATGTGCAGCGGCGGACGGGCGGGGGCGGTGGCAGCAGTTTGCGCACCGGCCGCTGTACGGTGACGATCACCGCACAGGCTAGTTGGGCACTGATAGACGCCGGCGACGGCTACGTGCAATTCTTCAACGACGACGCCTCGCACGATGGCGACGAAGTGCTGGTCAAGAATCGGCACAACACCGCCGTGGCCATCGGGTCGTCGGTCACAGTCGACATGGCCAAGAGTCCGCCAGAGGTCGTGAGCGCCGTCTGCGAAACTCTGGCCGACCCGTAGGAGCCACCATCAATGCCGTTCAAAATTGGCGGCGGTTGCCGGTGCGACTCCAGTTGCGCTGCGCTGTGCGAGTTTTTCGAGACGCACGTCATCAGCGCGTTGATCGAAAACGTCCGGACTTACGTCGCTGAGTTCATTGATCCGGATACTGACTGGTTCTTGCTGACCGATGTCGATCCGACAGCGCCCGATTGTTGCGGCGAGTGGAGCTGCGAGCACAACCTCAGCAAGCTCGCGCAGGTCGGCTGCTGCGGGTTCAAGTTCTGTTGGGTGCACTTCTGCAACTTCGAGTGCTATCCCGTGGCGGCCAGCAGCGAGTGCGAGTGTGGCGAAGCTAATCTTTTGACTGGCTGCATGTCGACTCACATCGAGTTGTCGTACAACCACGACGGCAGCGACGCCGACTGCGACGCGGATGGAACGTGGAAGCTGCGGATTGCCTGTCACCTCGGCGCCACCGACGGCACCGGCGCGGAAGCCGGCGAGCTGATCCGCGGCGTCATCTTCGAGGAAGACGGCATCACGCTTGCCGAGCTTATCGACACATCGCCATTGTTCAGCCGCGAGTTCAACATTCCGCATCCAGTTGAGCCAGCCACCGACTATGACTTGGGCACGGCCTATTGCGGCGGTCGACCTGACACCCAAGGAACTTTCAAGTTCCGATTCGTCGATGACCCCGGGCCGTCGCCCGGCGATCTGTGTGAGACGATCACCGCGGCCATCGCAGAGAATTGTAGCGACCTCCGAATCGATCCGGTCTTCCTGCAAAGTTGCAACTGCGGGGGCCAGTTCGGCGCGAACGACGGTCAGAACCCTGGGTCAGTCGGCCTATTGCACATCAGTGGTTTTTCCGACCACGAGTGCGACAATGGCGTGAGTATCCTGTTGGCCAATATGAACGGCGGATGGGGCGGGTTTTTTACAACCGTCGACGGCTCGTCTTGGAGCGGCGTCGGGTTTCTGGGCGACGAAGAAGACATCGGCGACCCGGGCGAGTTGGTCTACACGAAATACGACGGCGTTGATCTGGAGGTCTCTGCGTGGTGCTGGAAACTGACCTGCGTTGTGAATTGTTCGTATAGCGCTTGCGGCACGAACGCAGACGGCAGCACGCTCGACGGTGGCGGGATCACACTCTTCATCCAATGGTATAACCACCTCCTCGATCGTTGGAACCACGTCGACGATGCTCCACCTTGGGGCGGGAATCTCTTCCTGGGCGCGATGGACAGCCGCTGCGCTAGCGGAACCTGCGGCGGCTCGGTCTGCGGCACGAACGAAGTCGACCTCGACGCAGACGGCCTGGGGTGTGAGGGGGCCGGCGAGGGATCGGAGAGTTTTACTCTCTCAGGGACTCATAGTTGGGAGGCGCAAGCAACTGAAGTGACGGCAGTCTGCTGGGGCGGTGGAGCCAGCGGCGGCAGTGGCGGTGGCATTACATCCGGCGGCGGTGGCGGCGGCGGTGGCGGGCGCAGCGAGAAGTTAATCACAGTCACGCCTGGAAATAGCTACACCGTTACGGTTGGCGCGCGGGGCGTCGGTGCTAGTGATGCTGATGGTCAGAATGGCGGCGACTCGTGGTTCATTTCGTCGGGGACCGTCCTGGC